GAATCGGCTGTTCCACCAATCGTCTTAGTACTTTCTTCTTTAAACTCAGCTACATATGTAGTATAAGTTTCTCCAGGAGTTGCACCAAGTGCTGAATTTATATCAATCGGATATTCTGCAATTCTAAAAGCCTCTCTACGGTTACCAAGTAAGAACCATTCCTTTTCAGCAATATCCTTATATGTACCAATACCTCTTGCAGCAACAGTATTTACTGTGACAGGGGTTGAACCAAAATCTACAGATAAACCAACATCAAAAAGTGTAGGATTGAATGCCCATTTACCAACTTCAAATGGTTTGTTGCTATCCATTGCAGTTATTAACAGCCCCCAGTTACCTTCAGTTAGAGTTTCAACATCTGTATGAGCAATAGTTGCTGAAGTACCCTGATAAGGTTGATCAAGAACTATAGTAAGCCCATCTGAACTAATAGATTCAACTTTATACACAGGAGCTGCACCAGCACCAGTTGTACCAAGTCTTAAGAAACTACCAGCAGGGCAGGTACTACTTTCATCTTCACTTAATGTTACAACTTTAGATCCATTAACAACAGTAGCAGTAGCAGATGCCATAGCATTAAGCTGTGCACCAGAATTTATTTTTTCTACCTTAAACATTACATACGGATCTTTAGCAATCGAAGCTAACAGAGTAGTCTGAATACCATCTGCTATTTCATACTGAGTTGCAGTAGCATCAGCAGTATACTGGCCATATTTATAAAGCCTTTTATTAAACTGCTTCATCCCTTCTCTATACCCAATAGTAAGCAAATATTCACCGCCATTGTTAACCTCAATCGAACCAGTTGTGCCATTATAACCAACTGCTACAACTTGAGCGGCATCAGCACTAGCTGCTAATTTACTAACTTTAACCAGATTATCCCAAAAAAGAACAGGGGACACCTGAAGTTTACTATTAGCATCAAGATAAAGAATCTGAAAACCATCTCCAGCAGTAATTGCTTCTACTGAACAAAGTTGTTCACCTATTTTTTTCATACCCATTGTTCTTGCAACAGTCGGAGCAGCAGTCGTTACAGCTGCAGTGTTACTACAAACATACATGTGGGTCACATTGTTTTGTGCAATCATTTTTTGCGTGTTTTAAAATTAATAATTGTGTTTATAAATCAGAAGTTTTTTCATTCATAGCTACCTGGTAACCTTCGTCATTTAAAGCAGCTACTATCATTTTAATAGTTTCGGACACAATTTCATCTTGAAAATTATCATCTAATATTTCACAATCTACTGATCCAATAACCATATCAACTGGAAACCTTAAATAAGAAATAATATAATCTCCTATAGTATCTGTTCCATCAGTAATAAGTTCAACAACATAATGATCATCGTCTTCAACAGAATAATCCATTCTCCAAATAAGTCCTTCATAAGGCTTTTTATATCTGCTGTTATAGTTCTTACTATAATAATCATAAGTTATAGGAAAAACTAATACTGGATCACTATACACTGCTGGTGCAGTTAATAATTTTACATACTCTTCTGTTAAAAATCCTACATCGTCTGGAAGACTATACAGTGTTCCATTTGGATGAACGTAGGGAATTAACGTCACATCTGTTGTTAATGTTATATCTCCTTCTAACAATGATCCTCGTTTATTCAAAGGAGCTAGCATCCGTTTTACAGTTTCATCACGATCATATACCTTCTTTTTTTCTTTAAACACACGTCTTTGTGCTTTATTTAGAAACGTCTGAATCTGAAGGTTGTTATAACCAGGCGCTGTATTTTCAAATATACTGTCTATTCCTAATAGAACAGCAAATTTCATTTCGGCTGCTGTCATTATTTATTATTCTTAATCCTTTCCTCTATAAGAAGTTTGGTTTGCTGGTTTTTAGGGTTATTTAAGAACGATATCGCTTGATCATGATCATATCCTATAACATCTCCAGCCCTTAATTTATACGTAGTTCCTTCTATAAATATTTCACCTATTTCTATAGCGTCAAGTAAAAATATTTTTATATCAAAATTGGGATCATTCGCAACTCTAATAAAATCAGTAGTCCCAGGAACCCCATGTATCTGCTCTTTCTGTTCAATTACTTTTACAAGTTCTGCTTTTAACCATTTAGTATTTGCATCTGAAGGAATGTTTCCTTTTCCAAGTAAACGAAGAACACTTTTCATTTTTTTATCAGACTTAGATATCTTAGAAAACAATAATGAAGCTTCTTCATATTTTTCTGCTAACCTACTATCTACTTCTTGTTCTTCTTCTTCAGTCACCATGTAAAAGTCATGAATCATTGGATTAATTTCACTTTTAGAATTAGCAATTGTATTACTTGCTAAAAGAACCTTCCAAGATAAAAAATCTTCAGGATCTGATAAATCCAATATCTTTCCTTTTTTGTCAAGAATTACTTTAAATTCTCTCCAAAAATTATTTTTTCTAGCACTAGCCGCTAAAGAACCAGTCTCTAATCCCATTTCTTTCTCAAACCAAGCTTGTTCATCTTTATTCAACAATTGAATAATTCTATCAAATTGATTTGTTGGTGCCTGATAAGTTCTTCTACAACCTGTCCATATTGTGTTACCATCTGAGTTTTTAAGGAAACCCGACCTTTGTTTTTCAACTATCTTTACAGATACTTTCTTGTTTTGTAAATAATTTGTCTCCATTTTCCGTATTTTAAAAATAAGGGAGGAGGGATTATAATCTCCTCCCTATTAAATTTCATAACTATCTTATGCTAAGGCAGTTGGGACCCACTCACCTAAGCGCATGGGGTTTCTTATCATAATTCCAAGCCAATCAGCCTTGTGTATTTCATAGCCATCAACAGGAGTAACCATTACCTTCGGCTTACCCTTACCGCCAGTTGAGAAAGGATCACGAAGCCCAGGTATATAACCATGTTCTTCAGCCTGGCCTTTAATACGAACTAACTGAATGTTAGGTGCATTTCCTGCAGTACCAAAGTCCATAATAGTTAACCTACGTGATTCCCAAACACCACCTTCAGGATGAGGAAGCTTATTTCTTACCTCATTATCGTAATCAGGAATATGAATAAATTCAAACTGAATACCATTTATATCAGCTACGCTAATATACTGAGGTTTGTTATAAGAAGCCTTAGATCCACTAGTAAGAGCATTTACCCTGTTATATGTGATAGCAGCTGCACCAGCATATGCTTCAATAGCAGCAGATACCATAGCCAATCCATATTCACCAGTACCAATTACAAAACGCCTACGGTCTTCAGGAAGTTTACCAACTGACAAACCAAGAGCGTATTTAACAAGACTTTCTATGTTAAAAGTATTGTAATAAAACAGGTTAGAAGGAGCAATTTGTTCCCTGAGACCAAGACCTGCCTTGATTTCATAACCTGAAGTACCAAACTGAGCATAAGTTCCGTCTTCTCTCCTATTCGATGTTCCATAGAATAAAAGCCTAGCTTTTTCCCTACGGAAAGCTTTCATAAATTCCCAATCCAGTTTATTGATCCAGCTAGTGTGTTTCACACCATCTTGATCCATAAATGTAAATGCAAGCGGATTGTTGACGCCCTTCATAATCATATTACCGGGGACAACATGCTTTTTACGAATCATAGAAAGCCTGTTACTCATTTTAAACGGAGAGGTAAAGCTAATATCAGAAGCATCCTTCGAAAGAGTCTGCTCACTAATTGAGTATTCAACACTCCACAGAGTACCAGCAGCTAATTCATCATAAGGAATAAATGCATTCGGGTTTCCAGTAAAGAGTTCGCATTCATACAACCAACCTGTCCCATACTGTTCTCCTTCTTTCCTAATCCTGATTTTATACAGGTCAGGCTTCATACCAACTATGATATGAGTTACAAAGAACATCTTTTCAGGAAACAGCATGTAAAACAGTTCACCATTCTTACCAATCTGTGGTGTAGCAGCAGTCACAGCGGTAAGAGCAGCAGATGCATTCTTCACATAAGCTGAAATAAGAGGAATATTTTTTTCATCAGATCCTTGCAGCATCCATTCATACTCTCTATCATCTTCTATTTCATGTGTAGGATATTTATTGAGCAACGTCAACATATCGTCCGGAAGGTTAACTTCATATAACCTTTCGATATACTGAGATATCTGAATGGGCTTCTCCTGAAAGAGAGCACCTAGGTTATTTTCAGTAACCAAGCCAGAGAAATCCTTAGGTTCATAAACTTGATTTGGAAAAACTTTCATTGTTATATATATTTAAAAATGTTTATTTAATGTTAAATGTCTTTGTTATACTATTGATAAATTTATCTGTACGCCTTTTATCTGGCTTATCCTGCACTGTTCCATCAACTGACCTATCTAATCTAGTTGCTGCATCTTCAAACTCTCTAATCGAATCTTTTTTACCCTTTTCTACCAGTTTGCTAAAATCTTTAAACCCCTTAGTGATCTCAAATAAATAATGTAATTTAATTTCAAAATCAATAGGATTCTCCATTCTAGCTGCAACTATTCTGTTAACAGGATTGCCATTCATATCTTTTCCAACAGGTGTCGTTAGCGACTTAACTAAATCAGATTTTACTTTACTATTAACTTTCATTCCAGGAATTATTTCATCCATGTCCTGTATTTTTTTGTTAAGTTCTGCTAACTCTTTTTGAGCCTGTTGTTGCGCTCTTTGCTGCGCCGCCTTAGCTTCTTCGATTGATTCTTCTTTCTCTTTAGTAATCAGATCTTTTAATTCACTTGTTGCAGAAAGGGCCTCACTTTCTAATTCTCCACTATCCTCATAGTATTGAATCATATTTTTAATCTTTTTCTCTGAAAACTTACTTGTCTTTTTTAAATAAGTTTCCACCATTTTCTTTTGAAGATCTACATCCTCTTTTATAGTATCTTCTGAAATTTTTTCAACTTCTACTTCTATTCTATCTATTTCAAGAAGCTTATCCAAAGGTACACCTTCTTCATAGTTGTTAATGAGATTTTTAACTCTATCTGGTAAACTATCTTTATAATATTCAACAGCCCCAATAATCTCTTCAACCATAGCCTGCTTTAAACCATCTGCAGTACCATCAAAACTCTCAAGATCCATATTAGGAAGGATGCCCTCCTCTTTTAAAAGCTTTGCATACGGAGTTAATGGAGAAGAACTTTGCTTTTCTTTAGAATCAGAGGAGGGCTTTTCTTCCTTATCTTCTTCTGTTTCTTCTTCTTCCGTATCTTCCTGTTCAGAATCTTCTTCTAGATCTATCAGATCTTTATCATCTTCGAGCTCTTTATCGGGCTCTTCTTTTTCAGTTCTTTGTTCAAACGCTCCTGGGATCAAACTAGCCCCATCGTCTACTCCGTCTACCTCAATAGGACTATCTCCAATAAGAGATCCTAAATCAGTTGTAAATATATTCTTCTCCATAACTTAAATTATTATACAAAATTACAAAATTCTATTATTACATCCAAATTTTCAGCCATTTGACTGACCAATATATAAACTTTAGTTATACATTTTCTAAGATTTAATCTTAGATTAACGTGGTACAGGTGATGTTAAATTAGCTCTTTTTTCTTTTGGATAAATATTTTTTCTATCTCTAGTATAAGAACTTCCACAATTATTACAACGATATGCTCTATATTTCCCAGAATTAGTTGTATAATAACCATCAGGAACTAAATCATCACTACCACATACTGTACAAACTTTATCATCTGATTCCATATATACTCCAACATTAGGGTGACCTTTTATCCAAGGTCTCATTTTCAAATACACTTTTTCCAATAATTCCACATCTCCACGATTATATTCTTCCATTTTTCTGAGAGCCTCATCGTCACCATTTTTACATCGTCTCCACAGATCAAACCCAGTTTCCATTTTTTCACCAAGCCCAAATACTCTTCCAAGAGCATTTAAACTATTATGGCTAAACCCAAATTGTCTTTGTGCTACTTTTAATGTATCAATTGTTCTATAAGGTCTGGTAGGTGATAACCCATTGACTAAAAACCTAGTATTTAAATTCGGAATATCAAACATATCTCCATTATGGGCTATTACAATATCAGCTTCATCTAATAAACCCCATATTCCTGCTACAATCCTACTATCATCTTCTCTAATGGCTTCATCCCCTGTTAATCTCATAGATATTAATTTACTGTCCCCAAGCCATTTCCCAGACCACGACAACATATACCACCTAGATATTACATTATCGTCACTAACTCTAGCTTTCCATACTTGTGTTTGCCAAACATATGCTTCTAAAGGAGTTGTTTCAATATCAAATACTAATACTTTAACCTTTCTTTTAATAGTTTCTCTAGCTATATCTTTAGCTGTATATATAGTTTCTCTTGTTGTTTTAAACCTTTTTGAAAGTTTGCCTGCCCCCATTTCTAGTATATAAGGACGGGACTTCATTAAGTCAACTATAGCCTCTAATGTCATTTGCTTACAGTATTTTGTTTTCTAACTTTTTCTTTATTATTTCTTTCAGTTTCTTGTTCACTAGCTTTATTGTGACGCTTAGTTTCTTCTAATTGTTTTTCTTGAAGAGCCACTTTAGCTTCATGCTCTTTCATTTTTAAAGCAAGATCATTTTGCCCATTTGAATTTTCAAGTTTTAATAACTCTATTTGATAATCCATATCTATCTCATATTTTTTAAGTTGTCTATCTTTTTCTTTATCTTCAAGCTGCATTTGTATCATTCTTTCTTGATTTTCCATTTTAGCTTGTTCTAATTGTTCTGCTTGTTGAGCACGAAGTTCTTCGTCTTCTTCTAATAAATGAGACATTTCTGCAATACTTTCTGATTTCATAACATTAAGAAGAACTGATGCAGAAGATCCATTTTGAACAAATGATTGAGCAAGAGATTCAAAGGTTTGACGAATACGAGCATCTTCAGATGAAGTATTTACAAATACATCTAAATCAGCATTTGCTATATCATCTCCATTTATATCAAGCAACATTCTTGAAGTGTCATCTAATATAAAGTCAGCTTTAAGATTTTTACCTCTATACACTTGTTTGGCTACATCTATACAAGCCTGTAACACTCTACGCTTAGTATCTTCATGAAATACAAACCATTTTTCTGTAGTATGCGAAGACTGAGTAATAGCTCTTTCTACACCACCTACTGTTTCACGATTGTCAATTTGACCTTCTCTTTGTTTAGTTATCCCAGCTATAGTACCAAGTTGCTGCTCAATATAATTAAGCATTGCTATATTCTGTTGAATAAACTGTCCTATTTCCGGAGATATAGCTTTATTTGTTGTATTAAAGTTACCTGCTAATTTTCCTTGAGCTTGCCCCTTCTTACCTTCATTAAATGGATCTACAATCATGTATCCAAGAATATGCAGGTAATACATCCATTTATCAAGATCCCAATCATCAGGAATCTTAGACATATCTAATTCTATAATGGGACCACCAAACCTGGCAACTAATAATTCCAGTCTTCTCATATAAACATTATATGCAAACTGAAATGGTGCCATTCTAGTCATCATAGAAACTCCACAGTCAGTACCTATGTACCCAAGATCACATTTAGATTTATTATTTATACCACGTATTTGGAAAGGACGAGCTTGCATTTTAACATGAATATGACCACCGAGCTTAGTTCCTTCATAAGCCTCGTTTATCCACATCCATTTAACAGTTTCACCTAACTCTTTATTTGGCTTATAGTGCTCAGAAACCCATCTTTCAGCTTGATCTCCATAATCATCAAAATAAGAAAGTTTACCTATTTTTCTACGACCACGCCAACGAGTTCTAACAACTCTAACATTTCCCTTAGAATCAAAAGGTCCTACAAATCCATAATTTGTAAAACCATTATCTACTTCAATTAACCTGGGATCTTGTTCTGAAAGTGTAAGAGGATAATACATCCTGGGATTGACATATGCATAATTCAAAACAGAATTCCCCTGTTTATCAGAAATACCACCTTCAAGATATGCTATATCTGATTCTTTTAAATACTCATAAAATTCATCAATAACTTTTCCAATAGGAAGATATTGAACTTGTATAATTATATCAGAATCTTCTATTTTAAAGTCTTTAGTTAGCCCCATTGCATATACTGTTCTAGGATCTACTTTCTCTACAACAATATCTCCAGCAACACTATCTATTCTGTATATCTCTCTGGAAGATACAAGAAGGTCTAACATACCTTCATTAAACTTCTTTTTAAGATTCTGTTCCTTATACACATAATGCATAAGCCTTGACGCAGCTAATTCTGCACTATCCTTCCAACTATATTTTAAATATTTACCAAGCTTTTGTATTTTTGCAGAAGCTTCTTCCTCAGAAAAAGACTGATTTTTAAGCTCTTCTTGCACAAGCTCCATAAGCATTTGCTGCTGCATATCTTGTTTAGAAGAAACAGCAGATTCATTTACACTTCTTATTACCCAGTTATCCTTTCTTAAATATTCTTCTCCAACAATAAGATCTATTTTAGGAGCGCATACTGGATAATTTTTAGCCTCTGAAGGAAATGTAACCCCCTCTATATCCATAGGATTGAACATTTTTTCCATATCTTCTGGAATAGCCAATCCATTATAAATATTGTAATTTCTTTCTATTTCCTCCATCTTATCTCTGTTCATACCATTACGATAATACAACATAGATTCAGCAGCGTCTACACATCTCTTATACCAATCTTCAGTTTTGGTTTTTGTAGAAACTTTTTGAGCGGGGAAATATATTTGATTATGTGAACCTAATATATCCATTTTAATAAAATTTGTTGCAAAGTTAATATTTTTAAATAAATCAACCTAATTTTTAGTGATATTTTTGACTAATGTATAAACTTTACATTGTCGTTTTATAATATTTAATTTTAGGGTTTTTATATGCCTTATCCCAAAATGTATTGGATGTTACCGTTTTAATCTGTTTTTGTCTTGAATTTTGAGTAAGAGTTATACGATCTTCACGTAATATCATTAAGTAAATTAATGAAGAAACTCGGTCAGCATTTATTTCATTATTATAAGAAATAAGTTCTTGTATAAGAGCTGGAGATCGTATGGTTTGTAAATTAGTTACAATATCCTCTTCAGCTTCCTCATCCTCGTTAGCCGCATATGCTCTTTTTTCTAACCAGGAAAGTATCAATTCTATCCCCCAATTTATAACCGGAACTGAACCATGTGTGCCTTTAGATTGATTTCCAGTACCACCTCCTTTTACTAAACCCTTCTCTTTTAATACGTCTGGTTCATCGCATAATAAAAATAAACTATTAGAATTCTTCATATGTGGATAAAATCCCTTTAAGTTTCTTTCATAGTTACACATTGCATTATAATATAATAAACATCTACGCCACTGTTCATAAAAATCTTCAGTAAGCTTTGTTCTACCAGTGTATTCAACTACTATTTTATCTGTCCAACTATCTAAAATAAATCCTGATAAAAGAGAATGATCTACATCATCTCCTCCATCATTATCAACTGGGTCAAGTGAAGCTAAATATCTACCAAAAGGAGGTTTGCCAGAAGAATCAGTTTTTGGTAATTCCCATATTTCAATTGCAGTATCTAAAATATCTCCACGTCTATGAGGAAATTCACGAAGTACAGGCTTATCAGATAATGACCAATCTATCTTTCCATCTTTAATAAAAAATTGAACCTTCCAAGAAGCCTCTAATATTTTTTTATTTTGCTCAATCTCACCTAGTTGTTGACGTAAGTCTTCTATTGGGAAAAAATTTCCTTCTACAGTAAGAAATATATCTGATGGTTTTAACGGCTTGTTAATAATCTCAGCCATATACTTTCTTCTGTTACCAGAAGATTTAGCTTTATCAATTTCTTCTTCTATATATCTTTTAGAATTATCTTCATCTGTTATCATATTAGGACCCTTTTTAAACTTATTTATAGTATGAGTCCCAGGAATAAAAAAACCTATTTTTCCTTTATTTTCCCAAATATCTTCAAATGACAAACAGTTAAACTCTTCAGGATTGTAAAAAATTTCTTTTGTATAAGTAACAGCACCATGTGTAGAAAGACCACCAGTACCTAATCCATATATTACCAAGTTCTTATAATCAGAAGAAGCTTGAGTAGATTCAAGAGCTCCCCAAACTTCAACAAGATTGTTCATAAAACCAACCTCTTCTAAAAAGACACGATTAGGACGAGTTCCGTTAGCAGCTAATGGATCATCCATAAAAGTTCTATGATTTATAACAGATCCTAAATATGAAGATAACGTTTTTCCAGAGGCCAATGACCCAGAAAAACTAACATATAGTGGAGATGGATATATCTCTGAATTTATTATTTGTTTATCAGGAAGATGCTCCATAGCAATCTTAACCTTTTTTAACAAATCATCAGAATATTTACTTTCAATTGCTCCTACTACAGTATCTGATGTTAAAGGGGATTTATTGATTTTATTTTCAAGATATACATCATAATCAAATGCGCCATCAAAAAGAAAGTTATGAAGTATTAATGCACTAGACCAATAAGAATTATGAGTAACGACGAAATCTCTTGTAAGATAAGTATGATCCTTATTATCTACCATTATACAAGAAGATTCTTCTTGATAATCTAGCTTTTTAATATTTACAATAGATACCCAATTTTTTCTCTTCATTGGGCGAATGCGTTCTAGTTTTCTAGGTAATTTAAACACAGGAAGGTCTGTCCTCAAATAGGCTCTATATGTTATACTTCTATAACAATCATGTCCTTTTATATTGTGTAATTGATCTGATCTATTATCAATTCCTTTCCTACATTGTATCCCTAAACTTCTAGCTACTTCAATTAGATCATCTACTAATGTTTCATTTGTATTAGTAAACTCTATACTTCCTTCTATTGTTATTGAACCATCTGTATCAAGTAATCCCTGTAATAATGACAAACGTTGCTCTATAGATCCTAATTTATATATTTCTGGAATAAATTTTTCAGAGCATTTTTTATTAATACCTAAAGAAACTATAGCATTATGAAGAGGATTTGTTTGAATTTTATCTTTTCTGATTTTACATTTGTCATCACCTATATATTTTAAAGTATAGTTGTTTGTTGTAGAAGTGTCATAATTTAGACTATATTTATATTCTAATAACTTATTGATTTCTTCTAGTATAAATAAGTCAGAACTAGACAGTTTTGGAGTGATTGTTGTCATCATTCCATCTCCTAACAATACTCCTAGTACATAAGGATCTATAGGTAAATCTTTCTCAATATATTCTACTGGACTATTATTTTTAATTTTAAACCTATATGAATTACCACCATTTTTTGTATGTTTATAGGTCAAACCAAGTTTTAATAAATCTTTAGTTTCTAAAACTCTTTTATTTTTACCATCAAAAACTTCCCATTGATGCTCTAAACCACATCTAACTTTTCTTCCATCGTGTAATTCGAGTTCATAAACATCATCCATTCCTTGATAAAAAACTTTTATAACTCTGGTGGGTAGACCATCTGAACCAACCACAAAATCTCCTTCTTTTATATTACCCATTATGGTATAACCAGTAGGAGTTATAAGTATTTCAGAATGAGGAAGTTGCTTGCCGCCTCCTCTCGCTTCAAGGTCTAATACATTCTTAGCCTGATTATTATATAATGGTTTGCCCATATCTCCAGGATGTATCTTCCTTAAATACTCTCTTGCTGGGACATATATCCTTTTCTTTACTTCATCTTCTGTAATCCAACCATATCTAAGTGCCTTTTCTTTTTCAGGACCATAGTTTCTATCACATGTATGAAGCGTATCATCACTAAAACCAGAAAAGCCCATAGCTTCTTCATAAACATATGCTTTCTCCCATTCAATATCTCTAAGCCATGGTCTACCAAGTTTTCTAGAGGCAGCTCCAGCTTCTTCAAATCTTATAGTATGAAAATTAACATAATAATATAAAGTCCCAGGCATCCATTTACCTGAGACCCAATAGCCTTCCACACACCTGCGTTTTTGTATTTTCCAATAGGTTAATCTATCATACTTTTGAGAAATTGCATGAAATTTAGGAATATGTGGTTCTATGAAGTTTGAGTTGTTAATCATATTCCCCAAAAATTCCTGATATAATAATATGAAGTATTTGTCATAAAATCTTCAAACAACCTTTTAACAGATGTTTCATAATCTCCATTTACATCCCGCTTTATAAAAAAATTACCTATTCCTAATTTTATTTGAAGTTTGCCATCTACTTCTTCTTCTTGAAATTGAATATTTTTGATATCTCTTTTCATACTATTAAGATACCTATCAACTCTACTTTTATTTATTTCTTTAGACTTCATTTGTTTCACTCATTGATTTTGGTTTATTACCTCTACCTCTTTTAATTTCATCCTCTTCTATTTCCTTTTTTATTTTTTGGAAATCAGAATACATTTTAGGAGTAGTACTAAAAGCTTTATCTAATTGTTCAGCTGTACCTTTGATTGTGACAAATTGACCTGTTCTTGTCAAAACGTTATCTCCATTGTCGTTTGTGGCATATTTATCAAAGTAATAATCTTGTGTTTTCAAGTATTTATCTCTTTTGAACATCAATTCCTCCCATGCCAAAAGAGACCGTTCTGCTTGAGTAAGTACTGATTGTTTAAACATACTAACAATGTCGTCGTAATCATCCCAATTAATATCCTTTTTTACAATATCCTTAGCTGCAAGTTCCCACTTATTTGGTAAATTATACATCGGGGAATCTCTCTTAACACAAAATGCTATCGCCCACATTATATTAGAAGAAAATGTTTTATTTTTCTCTTTTTTATAAAACTTATCAAATAGATCTATAATTCGAAAATGTGGAAAAGTCTCCCAAAAATTATTAGAACTATTCCATTTTTCAATCATGTTTTCATTCATAATAACTTTAATCTCTTTAATTTATTACTATTACTTGGATTAATCCTCACAATCATCAAATTCCTCTTCTTGATCTTCTCCACTATTATCAAGATTTTGTTGTTTTCTAATTTTAGCATTTTCTATTGCAAGTATTACTTTTTCAGAAAAATAAAATGTACCAAGATGTTTTAATAATATATTATGATAAGAATCTAAATTTGCCTTATCACCAGTTTCCATACAATCTCTTAAAAATTCAAATTGATGATAAAAGATATCTTCGACAAGCTGATATGATTTACCTGTTTCAGCAGCTACTTCTTTTATGATGTTTCTAACTAACAGTTGGGTACTTCTCATGTAATTTTTTTACATAGTTAAGTATTTCATCTAAATCTATTAATACATCTTCTACATTACCAGAACTATCTAATATGTACAATGCTACTTTTTTCACATCTTCATATTCTGTAGAAAAGAACTCATCGACAAGCTCATCATCTAAGAACATTTTTCTCTATATTAAAGTTAAATTCTATTTTATATGTATCTCCAGGAAATATTTGAAGCATTGTAACTAATCTACCTGTGTTATCAATTAATCCAGTCTTCCTGATAAGAGATAGATTATTATTAAACACATCTTCTTTCATCCCTATATATCCTCTTATCTCTTTTCTAGTAATTTTATTATTTATAACCCTCCACCGAACATCTTCTTCAAGATCCTTATATAAATAATTATAATACATTATACTAGATAACACGTCAAGTTCCTTATTGCGAAGTTTATCAAGAGGTGGAAAACTATGTAACACCTCTAATATTTGTCTAAAAAACTTCCTATCATCCGTTGCTATTGCCAACTTCATTTTTCAACTCCCTTATAAAATTTTCTAAAAAAAATCTTTCTTCTTTTGTATATCCATTTCTGAATCCTTTCTTAGATGCATCCTTATGAACTTTATCCATTATCCCCATAAACACTGACAATGTAGGAAATTCAGAAGTATTAGTTAATTTAAAAGAAAGACTGTCTTCTCTAGTTATCTCCATCATATTTCTTATTGTTTTTAATTAACGTCCAATACAGGGATAACTGAAGTTCTGTTAAGTTTTCCACAGTATTTCCCTGTATTGGCGTTAAAGGCGACTCTATTGCTGTCTTAAATTCTTCTCCATCATATAAGACTATATCTCCATTTGAAGTCGCATAAAGTTCTCCAACCACAAGTTTATTTGCCTTTTTTAGAGGCGATTCTCCGTATTCATATATAACATTAAAATTTTCCATTTGTGCAAAGATACAAAATTATTTTTAAATATCCTAATTTTTTGTTATTAGTACTGTTAAAAGACCATCCTCTAATGTAGCCAATGACTCAATTTTGTTAATATTGCTCGGTAAAGGATAAACATATATAAAAGGATCACAAAAGTGATTACCCTCGAATACCACTTTTAAATGCTCTTTGGACATTAATATCTTAAATACTTCTGTTGATTGAGCACCAGGTACTGCGAGGGTAATAACAATTTGTTTATCTGTCTCTTCTTCCCTATAATATTTCTCTCCGAGACCGAGTGTTTTTTGTAATTGATATATACCTCTTGTTAGCACTAAAGTCGTATTTTAGAGGCAAGTTCATCAGGGTCTATAAAATTATCAGGATGCACAGCAATCTGTACAGCACCTCTATGAATAAGCCCATATTGTTTTTCTGTACCATCTGGCATCTTTACAGGCCATCCATAAAACTTACCTGATATCTTAATCAATATATCCCCCTCTTTTATATCAGTAATTGATTCATGAGCATGCAAAACAATTGCATATGCATCAGGAGATTCTGCTCCTTCAGGCGTAATTATCATTCTTTTTTTAGGCTCTTTCATTTCAATAATCATATGCCCTTCTGGTAAAATTGATTTCTTAAGATCTTTAATTTTTTCCATTATCTACCTTGTTTATTATATGGTTTAACATAATTTTTACTATGCTTATTTTTACTATCTTTTTTATTAGCTTTTCCCGTCTTCTTGGAATTCGATTTGTAACTGCTCATCTGAGCTTTGTCCTTTACTGCCATTTATTTTATTTTTTTCATACCAACTTAAAAATACTAAATTACACATTGCGTGAGATAAATGAGATAATCCTGATTCAGGATCTATCTTTTCTCCATTTCTCCAGGAAACTATATGCCTCATAAGAGCTGCAAAATATCTCTCTTCAAAAGGTGTAACATTTTGCCAATTATTATCTCCGTACTTAGTGCTACCAAAACTAAGTATCTTCACTACATCTTCTATACACTCCATTGGTAGAAGATCCCAACGAAGTTTACCTGTATCATACTTTAGACCTGGCCCCATGCTACCAATGAATTAATATTATCAAACACTGGAATGTCGTTCTCTCTGGCGAGAGCTATTTCCCTTTTAGTTCCTTCTGAACTTCCCCAACCTGGGGTAAGAAACACTGCGTCTGACGCAAGTAACCATGGCTGAGAGTTATCAAAGTAATCATTGTATTCAAATCCTCCATCAACCAATCCTTCTAGAAAATCGATACAAGGAACATATACACTAAATCCTGCTGATCTTACTTCCTTTGCCGTTTTAATCATTTTGTGACAATTCTTAATGTATCCTACGGCTGTATCATTAAGCTTTCCTGCAATGTAAATTTTCTTCATTCTGTTTTTCTTTTTACTTCGTATACTTGCCCATGAAATGTAAAATGGGTATACCCTTTCAAATAAGCTTTTAAATGAGCTTTCTCAAAGTTTCTAGTTATTCTTATAACATCCTTATTCTGCTCAGGAGTAAATTCTTTAATTTGATGGCTTTTCATTATATTCCAATCGAGAATGCCATTAAATGTTTGCTTTTTTTCTTCTTCCATATATTTTAAATTTCAATACAAAGGTACAACATATTTCTAATATATGCAACAAAAAAAAGGAGAAATTTTTGTTTCTCCCTACATTTTTATTACTAACAGAATCTAGATAAGAATTACTAGACTTTATCTGTTTAGATAACATTATAAACTTTTATTTCAATTTTTCTATTAATTCCTTAACAGTAATATCTTCCGCCCATTGTGGAAATTCAAGTATTCCTTTTTTAAAAAGAATTCTCTCTTTTCTCTTTCTTATATTTTCTAATCTTTTAGAACTACAAGCTTTCTCAATTTTATCCTCTATCTCTTCTGGCTTGAGCTCATCATTTTTAATCTCTTCGGTTTTAATTTTTTCTATGAACCAATTTATTTTATTTTTATCTATTCCGGTTCTAGAAGCAACTTCCACTAATATTTCCTTTTCTAATAATCTATCCCCATAATTATTATAAAGAGCAGCAATTATCCAAAGAGGTTTATAGTGTCTTTTTTTAATTAATTTTTTTAAACTTGATATCCGCTTTCTAAGATCTACTTTAAATATATCGTTACTGGGTATTTCAAATTTTATATCACTTAAATCCTTATTTATATTATTAACATATAAAACTGTTACATCTTCAGTATTTCCTAATTTGTCTAAAAATATTACTTGATTTGGTCTTAAACTATCCCCATCTAATTTTATCTCTACGAAACTGATTAGCTTATCTTTTCTTAATAATAGATCTGGGTACCCAGAATCATAAGCTCTAAAAAGGGATCTAATATTATCATTAGAAGATATCCTATTATTTTTGATTTTTGAAGCATATCTAAAAAACACTTGATATCCTTGCTTCTTAAAGTATTCAGCAATACTCTTTTCAGTCTCTTTATTAGTAGATACTAATTGTTCTACTTTGTAACTTACTTTCCTCATAACTAATGAATCTTTACTTATTTATATAGTTTTTCCCTACTTAACAGAGAGTTAATTCATCAGTTATTAAAACTGAGCTACCTTAATTTTAAATCTTTTTCCTAACCAGTGCTGACCTATTTGCCTACCTCTGGACACTTCCATTCAATTGTTCTCTTCCTGTTAATTCAGGGACGTATACTACCGCCATCTGTGCCCAACAATTAGTACTTAAATTTAAAATCTCAGAGAAACCGCTCTTTATAAGCTGAGAAGCTCCCCTCTCTTCCATGTAAGGATACCCTACATTAATGAAATTTATGCAAAGATAATACATTTTTCGATAGCATCCAAATATTTTGATAAAAAATTAGCAATATATGAACTTTATTTGATAAAAATCTAAGATTCAATTTTAGAACTTAATATTTTTTATAAAAAATACCCCCCTTTTTCTATATAAAATTTAGTACCCCCTGTAAAATACACCCCCCATGGGTTTTGGGGGAGAGGGATAGTGGGACTATTCCAGTCTACACCCCTACGGAAATTAGTGTTTGGGTTATACCCGATAGTGTTTTTTAGTATTAATTAAAATTGAGAAATTATGAAATTGAATTTCTTTACAGTTGAAAGTGGCAACAAAGTTTGCCCAACCTCAGAAGGTCTTATTGTTGCCAAAGGTGACATGAGTGATGAGGCTATCGCAGATGCACTCGAGAATGGTGACTGCAGAGTTGTTGAAGGTGAATGGAAAGGCAAACCTTCGAAGAGTATACTTGTGGGCTTTGGTTCACAGAATACTGTATCCATCGAAGTTAAGAAACTACAGGCTCGCAAGAGTACACCTGTAGTTGAGGTGGAGATTACATACCTTGACTAAGGAAAGAGGAGCTTTGCTCCTTTTTTCGTCGTAGGGTGGGTGGGTATCATTGGGCCAATATATCACCAAAGAAAGAGAAAAAGTAATATAAAAAGAGAAAGAAAGATTTAAGAATGTATATATATGGCTGTTCCAGCCAACATTGCTAACGCAATCCTTCCTCCCTTTACGGTTCCTTCCTAAAGGCGGAACCAAAGTTTATTTTTTTCCTTTATATCACCAAAGAACTCACCTAAAGTACTGAGAGAGAGAATAATACAGAGGGGAATACCCTTTCCCTTCCCCCTTTTTAATATATTTTACGATGTCCTTTTTATTCTCTCTCTCTTTCTTTTTATAAACTTTACTAAAACAGTTCTATTATGAAGCGGTAAGTATACATAAGTTCATATATTCATAATTATTGTATAATACAACTAAACTATAATATCATGAAAACATTACTATTTCTACTAACAACTATTATAATTGCATTATCAAGTTGTTCAACAATGCAAAAAACTATTTCTTATGAACAAGTCCAAAACCATATTAAGACAGTTGAGGAAAATTTAAATAACCTGGATGACTATAAATTAACAGGCCTTGGTACAACCACAGAAAAAGAGGCTACAGGTGTAGTAAGTAATTACTGGGGATTTGGAATAAGTACAAATAGGATTCTCACTAATGAAACAGACTTTATAGAATTAAATTTTATAAATGAAGAATCTAATAAAGTTAGTATAGTACTAGCTACAAAATCATCTACTGATCAAGATGGAAAACCATACGTTAAGGAAATTAATGTAACAAGGTGCAGTTGTGATAATCTTGAACACTTTGATACTGTTTGTGGTAAATTTGGTTTTGTACAAACTATAAATAATATTCAACCAGATCAAACAAGTAGAATTTATGATTCTGGTAAATCTGTATTAGCTATAATTCTTATGTCTACTCTTATATTATTGCTACCTGTTATTTAAAGTATAAGTTAAAACCATATTCAAACTATTACTTAAAGTTGGGGATTCGTGATAGTCTTATACTTTATTTATGGCAAGATGGCAAAATGGTAACTGCACTTAGGTCTATACTTAAGGGTAGCTCCGAATGGAGACTAAATCTGCCACGCATTATTCTTTTAATTGTTGGGATACTTCAGTGGTAGAAAATCCAGCTGATCCCTGGGAAGTTCGGGTGTTCGATTCACTCTCCCAACACTACAACATATTGTAATGTGCCTCACAACAGGTACTAATGTTGTCGATGATTATTAGCCTGACGAGAAACGACTAATGATTATGAATATTAGTGGCGAACAAGCCTGTTATTTAAGTCGTAAGTTTTATAAACATTTACTCGGAAAGCCCACATACACGTAGCGCAGCGTGTACAATTAACTTGAGATCTATTGTGGCTGTGATCTCTTGTAAACTCCACCAGCAATGGGCAATTGGACAATCTACTGTGGTGAATAGCTTGGGTAGATATTTAAATTGAAATCAATAATACAATATATGAAAAGACTCTTTAAAATAAAAATATGTAGGTCATGGTTTTCAGATAAATTTGCTGTTATTAGATATAGCACAAATGGAATATTTTGGCATACTATAAAAGAATATGATTATGATTATGTTGAAGAATGGCCTTATTTTTCAAATATGTTAATATATATCTCAGATGTTCCTAATGTAATATCTAGATTTAAATCTTTAGCAGATATTAAAAATTTTGAAGATGAGGAACTTAAAAAAGTAATCAATCATAGAAAAGAGGTATCTGCTCGGAATAAAAAAGAAAAAGAACAAATAAAAAATATATACAAAAAATATTCATAGTATTTAGTAGTGATAACACTAATATGTGCCTCACAAAAAATAACCTAAACTAAAAATATTATGAAAAAAACAAATAAAATCCTAATTACCATAGGTATAATATTTATGATATTAGGTGTTCTATCTGATCCATCATCTCCTATTCTTTTAGGAGTAGGTGCTGGATTGATAGTAATAAGTATTTGGAAAGATTTTGAAGATTAATATTAATTAAACTACTGTAATCCTATGGGAAAAAACAGAAAGATTGAGAGTGTTGAATCACGTCTTAATCGCACATCGTTTGATGTTCAGCCTTACACGCAGGCAGTACACACTGCTCCTGCTAGAATTTTCAAAGAGAAGTATCTTACTAAGAAAGGTAAGAAACTTATGGCTCTCGCTACTACAGATAAAGAAAGAAAGATTATCCGTAGTAAATACGAAAAAAACAGATATGTAGCTAATCCTGAATGTAAGCTCTTTCGTAATCCAAATGGAAAAGTACGTAGAATTAAACATACATAATCATGGATAAATTAACCTATAATATGAAAAAGAAAAATCGTATACTAGCAATAATAGGTTTTATAGCTTTTATTCTTGGATTTATAGCAGAGCCTATATATGTTCCATTTGTATTTATTGGATTAGTATTAATAATATTTGGAATTGCACTTGAATATGAATAAAGTATTTAACATAGGAGATTTAGTCCAAAGCGTTAATTCAGGTAATATTGTCAAAGTGACAAGAGATGAAGGAAAAGATTCTTTTTTTTTCGCTGGAGAAGTTGTAATTTCTACTAAAGGTAAAGGATTTTCTTATTATAAACCAGGATATAAATCTAGTGAATGGATTAAAATGTTCTTTAAAATGTATAAACCAGTTTCATTTAATAAAATGAAAATAATATGAAAACATCAGTAAAAGGAGGAATTATGGCTTTTATAGTCATTGCCTTATGTATAATTATTGCTTATCTTATCTGGTCTAATCCGGGAACAATCATTAACTAACAAATATCTCAGAAGACTAAAAATTATTTGGTTGAACACAATTTAGAACCAGATTTTGTACCCCAATCCAGGGCGGTATGACTCATGTTATATTTGCCCCAGTGTCGTAATTGGTAGCCGAGACAGACTTAAAATCTGTTGATTCTTGTGGTCGTGGAGGTTCAAGTCCTCTCTGGGGCACACGTTTTTAATCATTTTAAATATTAACTAAACTGTAATGCTATGGATAAACTTACATGGGTACATATATTAGATATGCGTATGATTCAAGAATGTAATATTATCTTGAAATATAAATATACACGTAAAAGAATAAAAAAATGAAAAAATATTATGCTGAAATAATCGCAATAATAGTAATGTTATTTTTTATTTCTATTACTATATATGCTTGTATATTTTTATAAAATAAAATAAGATGCGAGATACAATTTTATTAAAAAAAGGTCAAAAAATACGTATAAAACCATTTGATCAATGTCTTGAAGAAGGATATATCTTCTCTTCTGATGAAGATGCATATTGGGACTTTGAAAATGTAAAAAATAATCCAGGAGCAAGTAAATGTATGACTAAATATTTTGGTGGTATTTATACATTTCTTAGTTATAGTTTTGACTATTACGTATTACTTAAAGAAATTCCTGGGTATGTATGGCCTATTGAGGTATTAGACCTACCTATGTCTTTATCTAAATTAAAAATATTATGAAAACTAAAAATGATTTAATTAATTGGTCAAGATTCTTTTTGTTTATAGTTATAATATTAGTTGTCAACATAATAGTATATTTAATGACAGCTTTTGTAACTTGGGAAGCTAATCCATCTTTTTGGAATATAGAAGCTAGATTTATAACTATACTTAGTATGGTATTTCTTGACGTAGGAATATTGTTTTTATATTTAGATGAATCTTAAAAACCTACAAATATGAAAAAAGAAAAAGATTATAGTACATTGATTGTACTAGGGCTGTTAATGGCAGCAGGTATAGTGGCTTACATAATGTGGACTAATCCTGGAACACTATGAAAAAGCTATTGTTTATATTAGCTATCGCATGTATATTTTCATGTGAACCAATGGAATCTCCTGTGGATAAATGTGTAACATGTACAATACATGTATACAGTCCATCTAAACTGATGCCTGACAGGTATTCAACTAAAGAACTATGTACAGATGAAGAAAAAGCTAAATATCCAGTAGGAGTGCATGCTTCAAGTGCTTGTGATGATTGTAGAGTTCAAATAGGATGTATATGAAAACATTTCTTGTTATTTTATTAATTATTGCTATTATATTATTTATAATATATGGGCAATATATAGAACTTAAATACAGAGAAAGTAAAAAAGCTTTGTTAAATGATCTGAAGACATTTTCTTATTTTGTAGGAAATTGTAAAATCACTTCTGAAAATAAAGAATTAATATTAACTCGTATTAAGGAATATCGATCTAAAAATGTTCTTTATGAATCTAAAGAATATAGCGATCTAATATTTGACATATTTACATTATATGTTAAAAGATTTTATAAGACTGAGACTACTCTTTAAGCTAGTCTACAGGGGTGCGTCTGTTCTAACGCACAAGATGATATTTCACACCAATTTGTTTCCGATTTTGTTTATTGGTGGAGAGTATAAATCTGATATATATCAGAGGTGGCAGCATATATTGTTGATTGTTTATTGTGTATTAGGGTTAGAGATTTAATTATAATTGTTTTATTATGCAATAATATATGCCTTAGTTATAGTAATATATCTAAGTAGCTAGAAATAGCATTGTGCGAGGGATAGGATGTCTATCCCTAATACTTTAAATAATAATGTTATGAAAATTCTATGTATAAATGATAGACAATTTAATATTAATAAAAATAAATATAGTATTAAAAAAGCAAAATCTATTACTAAAAATAATATATATACTATAGATAAAATAGAAAAAGTAAATGGCGAAAAACACTATTGGATTACAACAGATAGTGGTTGGAAAAATTATTATCATCATAGCAGATTTATAAAATTATCTTTACCAAACAAACTAAAATTACTGTAATGAATTCAGAAAAACAAGTGGCACTGACTGTAAAATTCAGAGGTGTCCAAACCTCACGTGGGTTGTATGACTATTACAAAGTTAAGACATCAGAAGGTGTCAAAGAAGGAATTGTTACTGAAAAAAAGCCAACATTTTCAGCAGTATCTAAACAAATGATTCTTAAAGAACATTTTATAGAAGCCGCTTTAGAAGAAGCTCCATCGTCTATGAAAATGAGACCAGAACAATGGAAAAAACTTTCTGAAAATAACAGAATTGGACTTCATGTTGTTAGTCTGGTAAAAGAATTATATCCAGATCGTATAGGATATTCATACGAAATAATATAAATTAAAATCCTAGGAATAAAGTATAATATTGAAATTGAGGTCGTTGAAAACAATCCTTATATTTGATATAAGAAAGTGAGTATATCGAGAGTGAAAGTAGAATATTAACTTTTAGGTGATAGCGGGGTAGAGCAGTGGTAGCTCGTGAGTTTCATAATCTCAAGGCCGATAGTTCGAATCTATCCCCCGCTACTAGTATTAACTATAAATATAATATTTAAAAATATGTTTACTTCATACCCAACTAAAATATATACTTCGAATATTAAATATAGAAAATATATTGAAAAAGTATTAGGAATTGATGACAGATATCATTATTTAAATGAATTATGCAGTAAGTGTGGATACCCAAGAGGACCTCATTATTATCTTAATGGCAATACTTCCATATGTCCAACAAAAGAGGATGTAGAAAAAGATAGATATGGAATGTTTGAAAATCCTAATCTAATACCTGAGTTTTATAAATCTCTTACTTTAATTAAAATATTATAATATGTTTACACCATATAGACCAGAAAGAATTCATTGTCAATATTTTGATAAAATACATGACTTTGAAGATTCTGATTTTACAATGAGCAAGCTATGTAGAAAATGTGGTTATCCATATGGTTTACATTATGGAAACAAATGTCCTACTCGAAAAGATATTGCAGATAGAGAAATATTACCGGAATTTCATTTAAGTATTGATAAATCATTATTAAAAGTATTATGAAAGCAAAAACTAATTTATTCTATCCAAACACAAAATTAGAATTTACTAATTCATGCTTAAAAATACATGTATGTTTATGTATATCTAAAGATGTATATATTGTATTAAAAAATTTGGGTAAAAGATGTAAAAAAACAAAATATCGTTATACGGTATCTTTAATTTTTGCCACTAAAGATTACTCTAGAGACAATATTATACGAATTCAGGACTTTCTCCTTACTCAGTTAATGAAATTGATTAGAGAGGCTAAAAAAGGTATGTTAGAGCAATCTATTAATAATTTATCAAATGAATTAAATAGAAAAGTTAAATTTAATCACGATCAACAATTAAAATTATTTTAATTATGAGTATTCCGACTCACATAAGAATGAGGGAGATTGAATTAGGTGAAATATCTAAACCTAGATCTAAACATATCCCAATTGTTCATGAAGATGAAATATCTGGTTTAAGAAGAGAACCAAAAGAAAAAAAGATGTTGTATTTTTATAAGTTTAAATATGAAATACAATCACCAAATGGTATACCTACTTCATTTATTACGAAAGAAGGGGAAAAAGATATTCATGTTAAATGTAATACTAATCTATCTAAAGCTGAAGTTGATAAGATGGCATTAAAAAAACTTGAATCATCTTTCTTTAGTAATGAACGATTAATTGATAGCAAAATACTATTCAAGAAGAAAATATTTTAATGGTGCTGTCCTGTGGTGTAATTGGCAACACGTCTCACTTTGAATGAGAAGAGTTCAAGTTCAAATCTTGGCAGGACAACTAAATGTGAAAAGCAGCATAAAAGATGCCAAAAAAATTCATACAATGAAAGTAAGCATAGTTATTCCGACGTACAACGCAGGGCGCAAGATCGTCCGGGCGTTACATTCTGTGTGGCAACAGACAGCGTGGCGGAAGGGCCACACCTACGAAATACTAATCTGTGACGACGGATCAACCGACAACTCTATAGCGTTCGCCCGTCTGTACGCTAACGTCCGCATCTTAGCCTCAGAGACAAACACCGGAGGGCCAAACGCCGGACGCAACCGGGGCATACAGGGAGCCACAGGGGATGTGATTGCATTCTTGGATCAGGACGATGAGTGGCTGCCTAATAAGATTGAGAAACAACTTGAACAAATCAAACAAGGTTATGAGTTCATCTATTCATCGTGCCGTAAGGAGTTGGAATAAAAGCATGGCATGGCCGTACATCAGCTCAATCATGGTCGTCAATCATGACGTTCCGCTGTTTTCAGACCCGCAGTGTGACTACCAGTGGGTGCTGGACGTAACAGAAAACCGCAACTGCAAAGAGATATCCCCGTGTGTTATCCGGTGGGTTGACGGCAAGAACCTCAGTCTCGACGGCGATTACCGCCGCAGGGATTTCTCAATCATCTACGATCAACTCAGGCGTGACGGTGATAAGGCCGGAATCCGTCGGCTGTTTGCCTCATATGGTAAATACTTCTACAAGATGCAAGACTATCAGGCTGCAAGGCATTACTTCTACCGGAGTGACCGGAGCCTGAAGAACATCATGTACATCATCACTTCTTTCTGCCCTCCCGTTGCAAGGTGGGTAGTAAGGAAGTTCAACGTGTTTGGATAATCACTAACAACAACTGCAATGGAGCAAAATGAAATTACAAAAGAACGTTACGCCCTAAAGTTGCTAAATGCAATGGAGGACGCTGACATGACCAACTCCGAGCGGGTAAAGCACAAGAGATGAAAAGAGAAGAATTACTTACAGATGCGATGCTGTTTTTTTCTCCGAATGAGAGAAGCATAACAGTAGAAAATGGAGCAAGATATTACCGGGAAGATGTTGTTTTAAAAGCAATGGAATTAGCCGGTAAAGAAACGCCACTCCCTCCCGCCGAGGGTGCGGAGGAGATTTTACATAAATATGTTCACACAATAAATAGTGATGGAACGTCCTTAGTTACATTTATGGGAGCTTTAAAAGCCATGCGTGAGTTTGCCGCCCAGCAGAAGCCCACATCATCGGCCACGGCAGAGGAGATACTTCAAAAGTATATGGACATGAGTATGATAATATGCCCTCTCCATGTAGTACCCAGAAC